AATTACTCTTAGAGGAATGAACGAGTATCAATCATTTGGAAGTGGCATTACCTATTACAGGAGATATGCCCTATCTGCTGCTCTTGGCTTAGTAACTGATAAAGATACCGATGCCTCTGGAGAGAAAGCTGCCTCAGTATTTATTAAGAAACACAAGTCAATACTTGATTTGACATTAGCTATTGATATGTGCGAAAACTTAAATGAATTATCTAAACTACATTCTTTAAATAAGGATTTAATGAATGAGGGGATAACTGCATTATTCACAAGCAAAAAATCTAAACTATGATAGACCAAAAACTAATCAAACTAAGAGACTTGGTTTCTTATTGGGAATGGAAACATAGTGCTTGTCATAAGTTTTGGATAAATGAAACCTATCAGGAACTTAAAAAGGCAAGACAAAACCTAAAGGAATATAAGTCTAAACATTACCCATCAACCCCATTATTAACCCAGCCTAAGCCATTCTTAAGAATGAATGATTGGACTGAACAATACGAAAACTATGAATGAATTTCCTAGCATTGACTTAATGATTGGTCAATTAAATAAATCAATAAAAGATATTGAAGCTACATCTATGTCAAGCGAAAACTATGTACTAAGAACATTAAATGCAGCATTGAGACTAGCTTTAGATATTAAGCACGAAGAAATCAATTATTTTATAACTAAAAACAATTAATATGGCTATTAGTACTTGCTGCGGAGCAGAAACCGATATGGATGAAATAGGGATTTGTCCTGAATGTTTAGAACATTGCGACTGGGAGGATGAAGATGAAGAAGAAATACAAAAGGACATAGATGCAGAAAAGCAAATAGAAGAAGAACAAATTAATAAACAAAACAAATAAAAATGGAAAAGAAACAAAACTATGGTGCTTGGAAAAAAACAACATCAAAAGGCGAAGTAATTGAATTTACTATTGAGGACAAACGCTACTCAATGTGGTTAAATCAATACAAAAAGCCTGAATCAAAGGAACCAGATTACAAAATCTACCCTAATGATTACAAGCCTAAAGCCGAAACAAAAATGGAGTATGCAACTCCAGTAAACCAACAGGAAAGCGAAGATGATTTGCCGTTTTAATTAACTATCTAAAAACAAAAACTATGAGCCAAAACAAACAAATAGCAGACTACCTAAACAAAGGTAAGAAGCTAACTACTCTTGATGCATTAACTAAATTCGGTTGCTTTAGATTAGCATCACGAATAAACGATTTAAGGAATGATGGAATGAATATAAAAACAAAGATTATCAAGCTAGAGAATAAGAAGCAGATAGCCCAATATTCAATAAAATAGCTTATCTTTGTAGCAGGATGTCGTTTATCCTATTAAGAACTTATTGCCCTTGCGATGAACTACCAAAACGACTGGTAGGGATTCAATGGGGCTTTTTTATTTTATGAATTTATATTTATTTAAAAATGAAAACATTAGTATTAAAGAAAATGAATGGAAAACTCCCAATACTTATGGGAATAATTTTAGTTCAGTTCCTAAAACTTGTGGTGTTTATTTATTAGTAGTATTTAACAATCTACTTGAGAAAAACAATTTACAAATTGAGCCTACTATTTTATATGTAGGTTCAAGTATTAATCTTCAACAAAGAAGGGAAAAGCACGAAGTTAAAAGGCATTTGCAAAAGTTATATGATTATATCTATTTCTATTTTAAGGAAACAGATAATTATAAAAACTATGAAATTGAATTAATTAAAAATATTCATCCAAAATTTAATACTCAACACAATGGCTAAAAGATTTACTGATACAGAAAAGTGGAAAAAGCCATTTATTAGGAACTTAAAAGCATCTTATAAACTACTTTGGTTATATGTATGTGATGACTGCGACCATTCAGGCATTTGGCAAGTAGATATAGAAGTTGCTGAAATAAGGATTGGGGAAAAATTAGATGGTAAAAAAGCCATACAATTTTTTGGGGATAAAATCATTCTTTTAGATGGTGGTGCTAAATGGTTTATACCTTCTTTTATAGAGTTCCAATATCCTTCTGGATTAAACGAAAATAACAAAGCACACATAGGAATTATTAAAAACTTAGAAAGGTACAAAGATGAAATTGCGAACTTTAAGCCCCTTGAAAGCCCCTTGCAAGGTGCTATGGATATGGTTATGGATATGGTAATGGTTAAGGATAAGGTTAAGGAAATGGTAATACTACCTTTTGAATCAGAAAACTTTATAAAATATTGGACATTTTGGAAGGATTTTAAGAATAAACAATTTAATTTCAAGTTCAAGACTGCTCAATCGGAACAATCAGCATTAAATGATTTGGTTAATTTATCAGATGGATTTGAAGAAACTGCTATTAAAATAATAGAACAATCAATGGCTAAAGGATGGAAAGGATTATTTAAACTTAAAAACGACTCTAATGAATCAGGAACTTATACAAATAACACAAAACTTAGTTATCCAGAAAGAGAATGGGAACGACTTAAAAATCTTGGATAGGGATGAACTAAAGGTTTATAAGGCTATGGAATCTATGCACATAGGCAAATGCTCAAGAATAGAAGTAACAGAGCATCTAAAGACCTGTATTGCTTTAAGTGGTATGCAAGTGCCAACAAACCAAATATTTAATCTATGCGTTTCATTTACAATAGAATCTTACGGACAATACAAACTAAAGGAACTCGGAGTAGCATTTAAGATGTTTGCAGAGGATAAGTTTACTATTGGCAATCATATAAATTTTAGCCCTAAGTTAATTGGGGAGGTAATGAATGCCTATAAGAAAATAGCAGTACAAGTAAGAAACAAAATAGAACCAGAACAACCTAAACAAATAGAAATGAAAGTAGATGAAGAACAAGTAATGCGAGAGGAAGCCGAGTATTGGAAAACATCTAAGAAGGACTGGAGATTCCTAAACTATCAATGCTTTGACTATCTATGGAAACGAAAGCTACTGAAGATAACCCCTGATAAAGCTGAGTACATAAAATCTAAAGTAAAAGCCTATCATTTGGCACAAGCTAAGAAGCCAGAGGATATTTTAGTAGATGAGGAAACTATAAGGCAACAATGCAAAAAATATTCACTTAAACTTTATTACGACAACGAACTATGAAAGAAACAATACAATTAATTAAATTTTTTTTTATCTCAGTTCCAGTATTCCTATGTGTTTACTGCTCTGTAATGATTTACATACAAATAAAAGAATATATCCAAAAATATGAGTAAGATAAGAGGACACGAGAACGCACAACCTGTGAGATTGATATTCCTAGACACTAAAGAAGAAATAGAATTTAAGTCAGTAGCGTACGCAAAAAGAGTAACTGGAGTAAACGAGTACCAAATAAAAGAAAGTCTTAATCCAGTTAAAAAGAAAAGATTTGAGTACCAAAATAGACAAATAGCGTTCCGTATTAAGAAATAATCTAATTTTGTGCTATGGCATTACAAACCATTCCAAAACTTACAGGAAAGACACAAACAATTTTTAATCGTTATATACGACAAAGAGATAGTCAAAATGGTTACTTTACTTGCATATCGTGTGGCACTACTAAAGATACCTCCCAAATGGATGCAGGTCATTATGTGCCTGTCAAGAATAGTTCAGCTTTAAGATTTGATGAGTATAATGTAAACGGAGAGTGCAAGGCTTGTAATGGCTTCGACCAATTTCACCTAATAGGCTACCGAAGAAACTTAATAGATAAGATAGGCGAAAGAATGGTAATGCAATTAGAAAGTCAGTCCAGATTAATAAAGAAATGGACTAGAACAGAATTAAACGAAATAATCGAAACGTACAAATAATGGCAAAACTAAGTAACAATAACAAAGTTAGCTTTGGGAAACGCAAATGTGGTAAGTACAAAAAGACATCTGGTCCTAAAGACAAACCTACTAAACCTTATAACCGACAAGGCAGATAATGAAAAACACATACGGAAAGAAGCTATATACTTGTAAATGTGGTTCAATTACCGAAGGATATGTATGGTTCGGTGAGATAAAACAAACTAAATTCAAATGCACTAAATGTGGCAAATCGGTTGGTTATGACAATTTAGAAAAGAAAGTAGATAGTATAATTTCAATACGAACACCAACAAAAAACAGATAATGCTAATTACCGAAATAAAATCAAATCCTAATAACCCTAGATTAATTAAGGACCATAAGTTTAAACAACTTGTAAAGTCTATTCAGGACTTCCCACAAATGCTAGAACTTAGACCTATCGTAATAGATGAGAACAATATGGTTTTAGGTGGTAATATGAGGTTAAAGGCTTGTATTGAAGCTGGGTTAACTGATGTTCCAGTAATACACGCTAACAATCTAACCGAAGCACAAAAGAAAGAATTTATAATTAAGGATAATATTTCATTTGGCGAACACGACTGGGATGCTTTAGCCAACGAATGGAATATTATAGAACTAGATGAATGGGGTTTAGATATACCAGCTTTTGCTAACAATGATATAGAACAACCAAAGGACAATGCCAAAGGTGGCAAGACTTGTCCTAATTGTGGAGTAACTTTGTAATAATTAAGAAAGAGATTAGAGAATATGGCAAACGAACAAAATTTAATACCTGCTCAAAAAGGGGAAATTAGAAACCCTAATGGCAGACCTAAAGGAATACCTAATAGCAAGACTAGATTGCTAAGATTATTAGAATTGGTCCAAGTAAAGACTAATCCTATTACTGGTGAGAAAGAGGAGTTTAGTGTGGCAGAGCAATTAGATATGATGGTACTACAAAAGGCATTTAAAGGTGATTTAAAGGCTTATCAGGAGATACTTGATAGATTAGAAGGTAGAGCTAAGCAAACCAATGAGATAGAACTTAGTGGAGGACTGCAAATAAATTGGGAGGAGAAAAAAACTTACGTTGAAAAAACAGGAAGCCTATAATTTGGGGAGTGGTTAAAACTTAGTATCTTTGTAAAAAAAGATATGAAAGAACTAAAAGGATTTGAGGGTCTTTATTGGATATATCCAAACGGAGACATTTTAACTAAAACTCAATATGGAGTAAAAGGTAGAGAAGCCATCCTAAAACCAGCAACTGATAATAAAGGTTATCGTAGGGTTGGTTTAATGAAAGATGGTAAATTAGTAACAAGAAAAGTACATAGATTAGTAGCTGAAAACTTTATACCTAACCCAAGCAATTTGCCACAAGTAAATCATATAAACGCAATCAAGACTGATAATAGAGTTGAAAACCTTGAATGGGTTACTCCAAAGCAAAACACTCAGCATTCAATAATGATGGGTAGATTCTTTTTTTATTCAGGGGAAAATAAACATCTAACTAGAGAACAAGTAATTGAAATTAGAGAAACTTATACTCCAAATGTTATAACAAGAAAAATGTTAGCTGAAGCATACGAAGTATCTGAATGGGTTATAAAAGATATATTACAAAACAAGACATACAAGCAATTTATTTAATGGAACTATCAATAAAACAAACTACTGCCCTTGACCTTCTTGAAGATACTCGCACAAACGAGGTTCTTTTTGGAGGCGGGGCAGGTTGAGGCGGAGGAAAAACAGCTTTGGGGTGTTATTGGCAATTAAAGATGCGATTAAAATATCCCAATACAAGAGGACTAATTGGGAGAGCCGTGTTAAAAACTCTAAAAGAAACTACCTTAGTCTCCTTCTTTCAAATAGCTAAAATGCAAGGGTTAGAAGCCAACAAGCATTTTAAATTCAATGCTCAATCTTCTACAATAGA